AAATCAACATCACTACCAGATCCACCTTTCTGAGAACCAGAAGTTCCTTGAGAAGTGTTTGGTACGTGTCTGAATTCGTGAACCATAACGCCGTCAACCATTAAGCTAGAAGATCCAGCAAATAGTTCGTTGTTTGGTCCTCTGATACCAGCGCTTCTTACGTTTGATAAGAAGTCAGAATCTAGTTTCAGATCAGCCATTACTTGTGGAGTAACAAAAAGATGATACATCTCTTCATTACCATTTCCTCTCATACCTCTAATGTATTGGTCTTTAGCAAATGCTTTCAACTCAACAATAGTGCTGTAAGACATTTTGTCAGCAGCAACTAAAGCAGAAGTGTCACCAGCAACTAAACCATTAGTTGCGTCTACTCTTCTGTGTCTGTTAGAAGTAGGAGCAGTTACATCACCATTAAAGGCAAGGTCAGACAAGTTAGCACCTGAACCTAGTACTGGTCTAGTCGCAGCAGAACCACCGATGTTGTTGTTCTTTCTGTTGTAGTCAATACCAGCCAAAGTCAAGAATGCAATTTGGTCTAGTCTGTCCGCCATTGCGTATGCAAGTGCGTCTCTTGAGTGCTCACGGAAGTTGACAACAGATTTTTGATCCGCTAAACGACCAGATAGTCTGTTCGCAAATCTTAATTGATCTAGTTGTACAACGATGTCGAATGCTCTTAGTGCTTCTTCATTACCTTCGAGAGTGTTATCACCAACGATACCATCACCAGTCATGTCAGCTAAAAGTGTTA